CATTGGACGGGTCGTCGTCCTCTCGAACGTGACGACCATCTTCGTCGAGAGTTGCCGGGACGGTGAACTTGTTTCCTTTGTCGTCCGCAATGTCCACCAACTTCGGCATTGGTGGCTCAAATGGTGGCAGCGGTTCGTTGTTACCGATACCGCCATAGGGTATCAGTTCCTTGAATCCTCGATTCGCAATCAGCAGCTTGTGGCCGTCTTCCTGTCGAGTGGTGTATACCTTGGTGGCATCCTCCGACGTGTCGATTTCCTCGTTGATCAGGATGTCGCAGGTCAGCGTGTAGAACGCGACACCTTCCTCGTACTTGAGTTCGCTGGCCGCGAGGGCGTTCACCAGCGCCGTGGCGGGCGCGAATGTTTTCCCGTAGATCGTGATCGGCGACTCATTCGTGCATTGGTCGAGCGTGTAGTACCAGTCCGGAATGGCGGCAAAGTGCCGCAGGTACTTGTAAAGCAGATAGCCCTTCTTGATCAGCACGGGCCGGTCAAACGTCTCGCCGGCGGAATTGCGGCAGGGGACGCCGTCGCGGTCCTTGTACAACGGCACATCCATGTAATTCCGGCCGCTGGAAATTTTCGGCGCCCATTTGGTGGGGTCGAATTGAAGGAGCTTCGTGAGGTCGGTCGAGGTGATCTTGTTGGTGTACTCGACGACGACGTACCAGTTGTTGGCGTTGTGCGGGTCCTGATCCTGGTCGGCGGAAATCTCGCGGGCGTAGTAGAAACCGTTTTCGGGGTGCAGTTCGCCGCGCCGGGGGATTGCGAGACCCGTGTTGGGGTCGATCGCCGACAGAACGCTGTCGCGATCCTCGTCAATGCCGTCGGTGAGAACCTGATAGATGTCGCGGAACCGGGATTCCTCAATCCCCCGTTTTCCCGACTTGCGGCACTTCTGGACGACGTGCAGGATGGACATGGGCGAGCGATCGGCGGCGGGTCACTGGCCGTCGCCCTGTTAGATTTCTTCGGCGCCGACGGATTTGAGTTTTTCGAGTGCGTGGCGCATTTCCTCGAACTTGTCGTTGGCCTTTTTGAGTTCCGTCAACATTTGTTGCTGGACGTTGCGCTCCCCCTGCGCTTCGCGATACGCGTCTTTGCTCAGTTGAAACGCCTCGGACGTGTTGGCCAGCACGGCGGCGTTGCGGTGCTGCGATGGCTTCTCCAGCGTCGTCTCAAACTCAGCCAGGAAGCGGCTTTTCGATGCCGCGAGCACACTGTCGCGGAGTTCGGGTTCGTCGGCGAAATCGGCCCGAATCTGCCGCTCCCGCTTCTCCTGCTCGGCGATCATCCGCACCTGCCGATTCAACCGCGGCTCGTCCCCCCCGGCCGCGCCCAGAATCTCGTCATACTTCCGCTTCTCGCGGGCCGCGATCCGGCCGGCGGCCGCCTCGCCTTCGCGCGTTCCCTCTCGAATCATCTCCTGTGTGTGCCGCTCATCTTCCTGCTGTCTCTTTTTGGTGGCTGCCTGTTCCTCTTTGGCTTTGTCACCGGCCTGTGCCTTGCCGTAGAACTCCTTGAGCACGCCTTCCTCGCGACGTGCGTCTGCGGCTTCCTTCTGCTGCTTCTTCACCTCCTCGGATAAATCGGCGTATCGTTTTTTCAATTCGCCAACGGTAGTCTCCCCCGGGATCCCAAACTGCGTACCTTTAACTCGCGTATCATCCGGAGATTCCCTTAGCCACCACAGTTGTTTACCCAACTCATTCATTTCGGCCTTGGCGGCATCGGCGCGGATTTCAGCCAGTCTCTTCCGCTTGTATAATTTGTGTGCTTCTATCGCGTAAGATTCGGTATCGGTCACCGATTCCGAGAACTCTAATTCCTGCTCGCGACGCGATCGCGCCTGAGAGAACGGTGTTCCAAAGTCTGTGATGAATTTTTGGCTGGCGGCTTTTTTCAAATTCTCGGCGATCTCACCGGTTTCTTCCCGAGAAGCCTTGAAAGCCTTCCACAGCGAAGTCGCCGCGATGATGGCGGTGCCAATGCCTACGGTCCAAAGCCCGATGGCTCCGCCCACCATGCTCGCCGCGAAGGTGATGTTGTTTAGGGCGCCGCGAAAACCGGCGGCGAAGCCCCCAGTGGATGCTGACACTGCAAAATCTTCGACGCCAAAGGCCAACTGCTGCACAATCTGGCCTCTGCGGCTGGCCCCATGTAATCCCAATTCCATCTGGCTGGCCGTCAGCTTGGCGCGATCGAGCGCCTGCGTGTACTGGACGATCCCGATGCTGCCCTCCTGGAACGCGATTTTGAGTTGTCTGGTGCGTTCGATCAGGTATTGCTGGCCGGTCATCAGCTCGCGGCCGACCGAGTTGGCAATCCGCTTCCGCTCGGCGGCCAGGCGTGCGGCGTCGTTGGCCTCGTGGAGTTGATCGACCCAGCGATGATGGGCCTCGGATGCGCCGAGCGAATCGAGGCGGTAATGGTCCAGCTCGCGGCGATTGAGGGTCAGGCCGCGGTTTTCCGATTCGAGTCCCTGCACCAGATTGTCGATGCCGTGGACGCGCTGATCGAGTGCCGCACCCGCGTCGTGTTCGGCCTGCTCATTTTCCTTCAGGGCCTGCCGCCGCTCGTGAAGCGCCTGCAAATTCGCCGCCGCCGCCTGCATGGTCTCGTCGTCGGCCCCGACGCCCTTCAGGTCCAGCAGCTTGCCCATGTCGGTGTCGCCGAGCTGCGAACCACGCTCGCGGGCCGACAACAGTTCGTTCTGGCGTTGGATTTCATCATTGAGTTTTTTCACGGCCTCGCGGCGTTGCCGGACGTCGGGCGCTTCGGCTTGCGGTACACTCTGCCTCTCGATCTTGTTCAGCAGACCGACTTTTTCCTGCAAGAGTTGCAGTTCCTGCCGTGCTTCGTCGCTGACCGGCTGACCGGCCTCAGCGACTGTGGAGATTTGCTTTTTGAGTTCGACGACACGCGCCAAGGCCCCGGCCAGTTCGATTTGATTTGCCGTCCCTCCCTTGACGGCGACGTTGTATTGGGCGAGTTCGACGGCACTCATCCCGATCGTATCGGCCTGCCGCTTCCAGGTGTCGAGTTGCTTGGCGAGCGACGGCCCGAACGCCGAGAGTTCCGCCTTGGCCTGGCTGAAGTCGGCCACTCCGGTCAGTGCGAAACCGCCAATCGACTCGCTCATCCGCGACTCCTACAGGTCGGCGATCGCTCGCAACTGGTCCAACGGGTCCATTTTCGGCGGGTCAACGGGCATGAAGTTGTGCAATTCCGTGCGCGTGCCGACGCTCCCCATGATGGTCTGACACAGCTTCGCCGTTTGCCGCCAGTCGTCGCCGAACGGATGCACGCGGGAAAACGCCAGCAGCCAGGTCAGTTCCTCGGAATCCCATTCCGCCAGAATCCGCTTCGGTGACCGGCCCGACGCGACCGCCAGTCGCATCACGAGGTTGAAGACGTCTACGCGTCGGACTTTTTTTCGGCGTCCTCGACGGCCCCCGGTTCCAACTTGTTCAGCTTGCGGATTTCGGTGCGGAGTGTTTGCGCGAATGTCAAGCCGCGGCTGTCCAGCAGCTTCAAGTCGGCCGGCCGCTCCGCGTCGAACAGCAATCCGCCGGCCTCATCGCAAATCGAAAGCGCCAGCAGTGTCGCCGTCAGTCCGCGCAAATCGTGGAGTTCCGAAAACGTCCTGTCGCCGCGCTGCACGTCGCGCGACTGCTGCATCAACTTGGTGTCGTAGATGTCCCGCGCCCGTCCGTCCCACGACCGGATGCAAATCGGGCCGTAGCCGGGAACCTCGACCGGGACGACCTGGAAGTCGCGGATGCCTTCAATCTGTTGTCGCGTCAGGGCCATGTGGTGGGTACAGAGTTGAGAGTTGAGGATTGAGAGTCGAACACCTCAACTCTCAACGTGCCATTAGGTGGCGGCGGCGTAGGTCCATTTGCCGGTTTTCTTGATCGTGCAGTTCATCTCCATCCGGTCGTTGAGCGGCAATCGCTTGCCGAAGTCCGTGAAGAAGCCGGAACCGCTGACCTGGGCCGGAGCGGTCTCGGCGTCTTGCAGCGGATATTTGATCGTCATGACCTCCGGCTTTTCGTCGATCGGCGGTTCGACTCCCTTGGGGAGAATCAGCGTGACCTTGATTTCGCCGGGGTCAACCAGCTTCGACGGCTCGAACTGCATCCGATTGTCGGGCGACTGCGTGTGCGTCATGTCGATCGCACTTCGCTTGACCTGGTCCTCGGTCGTGTCCCGGATTCTCAGGGCGGCATCAAAACCGGTCGAAGTCGCCAATACGAGTTCCAAACCGAAACCGGTGGGGCTGTTGCCGGACGCTGGCATGTTCTACTCCTCCTGAGCCGTCTCCGGCTCGACCTGCGGTGAAATGGCGACACCCAAGACGTGTTCCAACGCGCTCAGGCGTCCCTCCAGATTTTGAATTTGCTCCTGTAGTTCAGCGGCCTGCGGCAGTCGCGCGAACGGGACTCCGTCGATGCTGATGATCTCCTGCACCCGAAAATCGACCTGCTCTCCACTCTGTGACAGGGCGACGATGACCGACATACTGTCACAGCAACACGCTGTTCTCGGTGTACACGATGTCGAACACGACCACACTCACAACGTCGCCGAACTGTTGCGCGCCCTGCGGCAAATCGGCGACGTCGCCCCAGCCCCGGCACAGACACGAATTCACGAACAAGTCGCCTTTCCCCGGCACGCTGATGCGGCCTCGGAAACCATCCAACACGCTGACCGGCGGGACGGCGGATGTCTGACGCACGGCTTGACCGAGGTTTACGGCCTCGACATTCGTGGGCATCACGCACGCGACGTGCAATTCGGCCCCGACACTCCCGGCCGTGCCCCGGGTATGGTGGTCCGGCTGGGCGCTCTCGATCATCAACACGATGAACTTTTTCGCCGCCTGGGGAGCGCGCAAGACGTGGATCCCGTCGGTCGCGAGGCTGGTCACGCCGGGCGTCTGTTTCAGGCGGTACTGGATCGCTTCGTAGAGCATGTCAGCCGTGAGCCAATTTGTTCATCCAGGATTCGAGTTCGATGCGGATCGCTTCCCTGGCCGCCTCACGAGTCTCGGCCATCGCCGGTCGCAAAAACGGTTTCGCTCGGGCGCCGGGATGCCAGCGGAAACTGGTCTGGACGATCAGTGACTTCGGAATCAGGTTCTTTTTCCCCTGCTTCACGGCGGGTCCACCGATGCGTCTCAATTTCCGCAGCATGGGAACATCCGGCTCGCGGTGTTCTTCCGTTCCGCCTTCGATCAGGTGCGTGTAGGTTGTGGCCCGCCACCAGCGCGGCACTCCTGTGAAGCGATTGAAGACGATTTCCCGCGGTCCGCGATGCACGCCGATGATCGCGATTGTCCGCCCCTCGTAGTTGCGGATGCGATAGCCGAGCCGCCGGCGAGTCTGGCCACTGTCCTCATTTTGCAGTCCGGCCCGCGCGGCCGCGACGATCACCTCTGCCCCCTTGGCCATTGCCGCCGGGACGGCTTGCCGCATCAGTCCCGAACTGATGTTCGCGAGTTTTTCGATCAGTTTTCCCACGGCGGCATCGTCGAAGGTGATGCGAAAGCCGCCGATGTCGGGTTTTTTGTACGCGGGCATAAGAGTTGAGAGTTGAGGGTGCAACTCTTTACACAATCGCCACCGTCTGGATTTCGATGATCCGATGCCCGGCATCCACGTCGAATGCCGCCTTGATTTCTCGTTTCACGCCCTGGTCGTCCAGCACTCTCATTCTGGGCGTGATCGCCTTGGTCGTGCTGTCGTATCGGACCCGGAAAATTTGGTCGACTTCCGCCTGCACCCGCTGCCGTTTCCAGAATTCGCGGCCGCCCTGCGTGTCCACGCTGGCCCAGCGAACGCAATGGGTTTCCCAGTTCGCATCGTCGGTCAGGTCGGCTTCGCCGAGCGCATTCAGGCTGGGCGACGTTTTGATCTTCTGGATCGTGACTCGCCGGTCGAACGTCCCGGCGCTCAGTTCGTCGCACTGGCCGCAGGTGTGCTTCATGGTCCATCGCCCAGATAGGTCAACAGCCGGTCGTCGCGCACGGTTTCCGGCAGCAGCAGGGCCCGGCAGGCCGAGTCGATGTACGGTGCCGGATGGTCCTCGCGGCAGCGATACAGGTCGCCGATCAGCAGCAGCATGGCCTGCCGCACCGTCTCGGGTACGTCCGCCGCCGCGGTGCCGTAACCGGCCTTGAATTGGATCGTGAATCCGTTCGGTCGGGCAAGCTGTGTGATGGGCCAAACAAATTCCATCTTGGGCCTGATCGTGCCCGGCTCCGTGGTCGGGTCGATGTGGCAGTTGGCGAGTGCGAAGGTCTGCGATGCGCCGGACGTGTCGAAATAGCTGATGGAGACGACTTCGCGCAGCCGCGGCTTGGGCACGAAAACCGGTTTGCGTGCCGATGGAAATCGCGCACCGGAGACTTCCCAGGTCTGCTCGATCAGCGCCCGCCAGGTGATGTTTTCGACGTGTTGCCGCGCCATCTTGATGAGTCGCGTCAGCAGGGCATCTTCGTCGGTCCCTTCGATGCGGAGTTGCAGTTTGACCGTCGCGAGGTCCAGCGGTTCAACGCTGGGGGCGGTGATGAGCTTGATTCCCATGCTGCTGGCTCCGTGCCGAATCCGCCTCGGGGCGACGCGGCTTGTCCGCGGGCGTGACGCTGCGGTGCGTGGTTTCCGGCCGGCGGCCCGGCCGTTCGGTCTGGCTCATGGTGGACGGTTTACCTGGTGCGCGGCACCTTGGCCTTGGTCAGGCCGGCCGCCGGTTCCCCGGTCGGCTCCGTCACCGCGGCCGCGGGCGGTGGCGGCGTGACGGCAATGGCATTGGCCCCACCCGCTGCAATCAGCTTCTCGGCGAGGGCTTCGTCCACCTCGATCACGCTCCCCGGCACGCCTTCGGCGCCGGGAACGTGACAGTAGTGATTCAACTCGATTGTGCGTTTTGCCATGTGTGGCTTTCTCGGTTAGAAAATGGACGGTGGAGCCGAGTCCTTAGCTCCACCGTCCACCTGTCCTACTCTGGCACAGAAAGGCAGTTTCGTCGTTTACGCCTGGATCAGGTGCTTGACCGGATTGGTCCCGGCATCCAGCAGGTCGCCGTCCGAACGCATGAAGGCCACGAAGCCCTCCTGGTCCGTGTCGGCGTAGCGTTCGACCAGCCGCCGCAGGCGGATCGTCGCCACGTCGCGAACCTTGTACTTGCTGAACGCACCGTACAACACGGTCTTTTTGGCGGTCGCGATCGCGTCCATCTGCTGGTTGACCGTCACCGGCGAATTCAGCAGCCGGTCCGGCACTCCATCGGTGAGTCCCGGCTGCCACAGATAGCGGTCCTGGCCGTCCTTCATCTTGCGGATGTGGGCCAGTGTGCTGTCCTTCATCATCCAGCCCACGCCCGGCATCGACCGGTAGGCCGGATCGACGCTGTGTTGCAGGTTGATGAGTTCGTCGGCGGTGATTGCCGTGGCGCTGGCCGCCGTGACGCCCAACGCCGAGGCCACGACGATTCCCTTGGGCTTGCTCGTGCCGTCCCCGGTCGTGAAGTGCGTGTTTTGGATGCGGCCGATCCGCTCGCCCAACGCGCTTCCCAGGAAGCTCACCAGGTCGAACGCCGAATCCTGCAACAGTTCCGCGCTGACCAGCACGAGCTTGCTGCTGTACTTGAACGCCTGCAACACGAGCTGTCCGAACGTCGGATCGACACTGCTGCCGATCGACGTGGCTTCACTCAGCAGTTCGCCGGTGTTGCCGGTGTCGTTGACCGTCGGCCACGGGAGATCATTCCCCTCGGTCGTACGGATCACGTCCGCGACTCGACGCACGCCGCCGAATTGCAGCAGCGCGATTTCGAGGTTGTTCACGAAGCCTTGCGGGATCGTGTAGCCGCCCGCGGATGCGGTGCCGACGTTCAAACCGGCCCGCAGTTCCGTGCGCACGTGGCTGTACGATTCGCGCCGCAGACTCAGGTCCAAATCTCCGCGGCGCGGGTTGATGCCGGTGATCCGGCACGCTTCCTCGTGCTCGGCGGTCAGTTCCAATCCGTACTGGCTGCGGCACCACGCCTGAATCGCCAGCGCCCGCTGGTTCTCGGTCGGCGTCGGCCGGGCGTTGTCGCCCGCCACATTGTCGCGACCGATCGTCTGACCGGAGCCGCCTTCCGCCGCCGTCGCTCCACGAGACACGGTCTCGGTGCGTTGCAGCCGCTCGATGCGAGCGTTCAGCTTGTCGTACTCGGCGTTCAGCCGCTTGTATTCGGCCTCGTCTTCGGCGGACCACTGATAGTCGCCGGTGTCCTTGTCGGTCAGGGCGCGAAGTTTCGCGACCAGTTTTCCCTTTTCTTCGAGAAGCTGCTTCAACATGACGTGGCTCCTTGCCTGAATGCCAATGCGTTGCGGTGAAGCGGTGCATTGGCTGGGCAAGCGAGCCGCGGTGGGTTCGGGCGGGCTTCGACTGGGCGAACCGCCTTCTTTCAATGAATGCCGGGCGTGTTGCGCGGCAGATCATCTCAGAGCTGCTATTTCAACAGGGACTCGACGCGGCGTTGACGTCGGGCGCGGTCGGACATGCGCCGGTAGTCGGCGAATTCCGAGCGGGCTTCGGCGATGTGGCCGTCCAACCAGCCGCGAAAACTGGCGATTTCCGTGGGGCTGATCGGCTTGGACCTGGGCGGCTGGCCGGCTTTGCCCTTCGACCGTGTGCCGGCCGTGGTGCTGCTGTAGGCCGGGAACACGACCGCTCCGACTTCCCACAGTTCCACGTCCTGAATGTTCCGCACGTAGAGCGTGCGGTCCTCCTGCTCGATTTCCTCCCAGGCCGTCTTGCGTGGCACGAACATGAAACTCGACCCGTTCACGTCCCCGCGTTCGATGGCCGACACGACGTGCCGGGCCGCTTCGGAATCGGGCGGTGACACGCTGTAAAACAAACCCGTCGCATCCACGCGCAGCGTCAGCGTTTTGGCCGACGTGCGGCCCAAAATCAGGTTCGGATCGTGGTTGAAGAATGATCGGACGTCGTCCTCCGTGAGCGCCCGATCGAACGCGCCGGGTAGAATCCGTTCCACCACGTCATCCCACAGCCAATACTCCGTGCCGGGGTCGTCCGCACGGTAGAACACGGCGCCGTAGCCTTCGATCTGTGTCGGTTTGTCCTGCTCTCGGACCACCACCGGCGATCGTTGACACAATCCGGGAAGATTCAGGTTGTTCTGTGGCATGGGGTCCCCCTAGTGACAAAACTCCGCCGCCGCCAGAGCCAGTTTCTCGGTGAGGGCGGCCTCGGCCGCGGCGATCAGGCTTTCGATGTCTCCCGGCTGGTCGATCAGACAGTGGATTTCCCGCCGGAAAGAATCCAGCAACCAGTCCGCAAACGAACGCGGACCGTCCGACCTCAACAACGGTTGCAACTCGCCCAGCGCTTCGTCCAACGTCGGGCGGTGCTCCGTACTCATGCGCGATTCCAGCCATGCGGCGACCTGCTGGCCGTGCCGGGCATTCTTGCGGGCGTGTACGCACAGCCGTCGCGCCATTCGCCGCACGGTCGCACTCACCAGCCGCTGATGCGTCTTCCGGAGTTCATTTCGCTTGGTGTCGATCCCCAAACTTCCGAAGTCTTTCGCGACTTCGGAAGTTTCTCGCTGCCCCCCGCCGTCGGGCGTGTTGTTTCCGCCACCCTTTCCCATGTTCAGCGGATCAATGATCTCGTCGCCGTCCTCCACCGGGTTCAGATTCTCCAGGCGGCGGATTTCGTTTCGGCTCATCCACGGCAGACCGGCCAGCGCTTGGCGGTAATAGCTGGCCCGCTGCGCCAGATTCGCCCGCAGGAGCGCCTGCCGTACGAACTCGATGTCGTGCGTTTCCTCTGTTTTTTCGTCTTCGGTCAGCAGCTTGTCCCAGCACTCGTACTCCCAGGCGCAGAGCCAGTTGTCCACGGCGTCGTCCAGAAACTCCTGATTGGCCTGCTCCAGACTGGCGTAGCTGTCCCGTCCCTTCGCGCCCAGTTTGTGGGGCGGCACCTTGAGCCAGTTTGCAATGGTCACCAGGTCGAATTCCCGCGACTCCAGCAACTGCGCGTCCTTCGTGGAAATGCTCAGGGCATGGGCCTTCGCCCCTTCTTCGAGAATGGCCGTCTTGTGGGCGTTGTCGAGGCCGGTTTTGAGTTGCTGCCAACTCTTTTTCAGGCGTTCAAACGCGGTGTCGGAAAGCTGCCCGTCCACCTCGATCACCACGCGGGGCGTGGCGGCGTTCGCGAAAAACGTGCTGCTGAATTTGGTGCTCGCCAGACACAGGCCGAGTTCTTCGGCGGCGAGTTGGATCACGCTGTAACCGACCAGGCCGTTGTAGCCGAGTCCCCGGATGTGCAGGATCGAACTTGGGTCCACCTTCCGGATTTCGGCCATCTGGTTGTCGAAGTCGCCACCGATCGACACCAGGTACTTCAGTTCGCCGTTTTCGCGGATGACTCGGGTGCGGTCAGGATCGAGCCACAGCAGCTCGCGAGCCCGGCCGGCATCCGGCCCGCTCGTGTGGCGGTCGATGTACGCATAGCCGTTTCCCTGCGTGACGGCATTGGCCGTCAGAATCTGCTTGAACACGAACGCCGTCTGCGAATCATTGGCCTTGCGCCGCAACAGCGGGTAGACCGGGTGCAACCTGTCGCGATCGCGGGCGTCGTCCTCGATCCGATACACGATCAGCGGCAGTTTGGCGACCGTGTCGGCGATCAGGCTGACGCCGCGAAAAAACGCGCCGACGCGAAACGCCGTGGTGCGATTGACCTTCTCGCCCGAACTGGTTTTGGTCGAGCCGAACATATCATCCCAGGCATCGGGATCGTTCAGCGAGACGTTCGGGTTCTCGTACGATCGGCGCCACCAGTTTCTGAGCCAGCGCATGGGATTCATTCGAGCACCCGAACTCCCCGGTGTTCATACACCGAACTCGCGGACTCCGCGAACAGACATTCGCTGAATGCCATCAGGCTGGCCACGATGGGGTCGATCTTGTCGTCCGATTTGTGCTTGGCGGGCATCACGTAGTCGCTGGCGTCGTGCCGCAGGATGAGATTGCTCGCGGCCCAGCTCAGCAGCGGGTCGTCGCCGTGTTGAATCAACCCCTCCGTCAGCAGCCGCAGAAACTCCCGCGTCGGTTCGTTGTACTTGCGGCAGGTCTGATAGAACTCGTACACGATCAGGCCGCGGGCGTTCACCAGTTCCGTGGCGACGCTCCGGGCGTTGTTCGGGTCGAGGGCGATCGTTTTCAGGTCGTACCGCTGCTTGCATTCGAGGATGAATTTCAGAATAGATTCCGGGTCGGTCGTGTTGCCGTCCGTGACGGTCAGCCAGCCCTGCCTGATCCAGGTGGCCCACGGTTCGCGAGACAACTCGCGCGGGGTTTCGGACGGAATCCAGCAGCGACCGCGGAAGGCGTATCGCGTCACGCCGTTCTCCGTGATCGGAAACGCCAGGTAAAACGCGGCCAGGTCGTCGCGCCAGCCGAGGTCCAGTCCCCCGTGGCACAGCCGCCGGTCGAGGTCCGGCAGCGGTCCCGCGCCGCGAGACCAGATTTCCGGGGTGATCGGCTTTGAACTTGACAGAACCATTCGGTTGCAGTGGTAGCGCGTCAGGATGTGTTTCGCCGCCGGATCGAACCGGGCCTTTTCCGCCAGACGAATCAGGTAGTCGGGCTTCACGCAAATGCCGAGATTCGGGTTGGCCTTGGGCCAGCAGGCGGGATCGCAGGGATCGTCTTCCGGGTCGATTTCGGCGATGAAGGCGAACAGCGCATCATCCGCGTAGACGCCGCCGAGCACCTTTTCGCAGGCGCCGTGCTGTTCCTTCCAGATTTCCGATTTTTCGTCGCCGGCGGTGGTGATCGTGACGGCCAGCGGCTGACGCCGCTTGCCCATCGCCGTCGAAAGTTTCTCCAACAGCGTGCGATGTTCCTCCCGCCAGGCGTGCAGTTCGTCCGCCACATAGGCGTGCAGGTTGTAGCTGTCCTTCGTGCCCCCTTCGCCCCCCAGACACACGAGCGTTGACAGGTTCGGCCGGAAGACGATGGTGTTGTTGATCGACGTCTTGTTGACGTTGCCGAAGATTTCGCACTGGGTGTTCAGGTAGCGGTTGCCCTGGACGAGCAGTGCGGCTTCGCGCCAGACGGCGAACGCCTGGTCCCGTTCGGTCGCGGCGCACTTGATTTCCGCGCGGGCCTCGCGCGGCTCGTCAAACGCGAACAGGACCAGCAGAATCCACGCTGCGAGCGGTGTTTTCCCGTTGCCTCGGCCCATGCTGATGAATGCCTCGCGAAACCGTCGGAAGCCGTCGGAACGGCGTTTCCAGCCGAACAGATTGAAGATCACGAATTTCTGCCAGGGCTGTAGCAGGCAGCGTTGACCGTTGAATTCGCCCGTGGTGTGTTTGAGGCACTGGATGAAGGCGATCACCCGATCCGCCCGCCGTTCATCCAGCCACAATCCGCGCGACTTCGCCGTCGCTAAATCATGTCGCCAGCGTTGCGCCGCGGCGCGAAGCATTTTTCCGGCGACAATCCGGCCGTTCAGGACGTCGCGGACGTACCGCTCGACGTCCGGCCGGTGACTGGACACGTACGCGGCGCGGGTGCGGCGGGGCTTCTTCAAGGTCTTCATTCACTCAGCATGGCTTCCAGTTCGTCGTCTTCGTCCGGTCGGCGGCGGGGCGCCATCGTGCCGCGGGCGGAGGGCGACAGACCGAATTCCTGCAACATGCGGCGGACGTCCCGCGCGGCGCGTTCCGCGGCGTTGAACAGCGGATTCAAGACCGGCAATCCCGTTGGTCCCACCAGCGTCAGGGATTCTTCCCGAAGCTGCTTGAGGATTTCCTGCCAGCGGCCGTAGCTGTCGCAGTACAGCGCGAGTCCCGCCACGTCGAGCTGGTTGATCAGGCCGTAGCCGTGAAGTTGTTTCGTGATCCGATTCCACTCGCGGCGGGCCAGTCCGTGCAGGTAATCCGGGCACGCCGGGCGCTCGCTGTCGAAGTCCTCCGCCGGTCGATGCTGGCGGTCCTGGCGCAGCGTTCCCTGCTGCCGTTTGATCGCGGTGGGTTTGCGGGGTCGCGACATTTACAGGTTTTCCCGGGCAGTCTTCCGGCTGTGACAGGCATGACACAGCGGCTGATGGTTTGTGGGATCCCAAAACCGCGGATCGTTGCGGCTGGTCACGGGCTGAATGTGATCGACGTCGGTGGCGGGGCGCAAAAGCCCGACCCGCACGCAGTCACGGCAGAGCGCGTTCTGCGGCTGGCTGAGGAATTGTTTGCGATACCGCCGCCAGCGGCTGCCGTAGCCGCGGTCGTTTGCGCTCGGCCGCTGTTCGCGCGGACGACGGACAATCCGACGCGGCTCGTGAGTCAGCGGTGCCCTGGGCATGGTCCGCCCCTCCGCACCAGGATCGCGGTTTCTTCGACGATCTGCACGGTTCTGGTCTGGACGTCGCGTGTCGTGTAGCGGAGCACCGACCAGCCGTGCAGGGCCGCGGCATTCAGTTTTTCGCAGTCGGCTTGAAATCCTCGCGGTTGCAGGTGGCGGCCCTTGACGAACTGGCCGCCGTCGATTTCCACGGCGATTTGCAGTTCCGGCCATGCCAGATCGAACCGCCAGCGGCGCACGGGATGGAACCTGTGTTCCAACACCGGCCGGGGCAGGTGCGGAAACGTGTTCTGCCAGACACGGGCAAACCAGCGTGCCAGCGGCGACGCGGCGCCGGGGCAGCCGTTCGGACGGCGTGGCGCGGCCTTTAGTCGGCCCATAGGTGGACGTCCAGCTTGGGACTGCCGGCGACGGCGGCGATTCGCACGGTGATGCCCGGCTTGAGCCGCACGGCATGCACCTCGCGCGGCTTGATCCGTCCGAAGGGCGCCATGGCGCTGACCGGCGGCGCTCCGGAGACGATTTCCGGGCCGTAGTCGATCGCGTCGGTGTCATCCAGATTGACCAGATGGAGCCACCCGAAGGTGCTGATCCCCGACAGGTCCAGGGCCGCATCGGCGCCGGCCGTCACCGTGAATGACTTCGCCGACTTCGTGGCCTGATCGAACGATCGCGCTCCGAGCTTGATCTGGTCCGACAGGTCGCCGTTTTTCAAAACACTGGTGACATTGATGCTGAGTTCGCTGGCCATGTCTCGGCTCCTTCGTGCGTGTTGCAGTCCGCGGGCTATTTTTTCTCGTACTGGCGGCACCAGTCGGTCGCCGCGACAACCGGCCAGTTGCCCGTTTGCTTGTAGTGCCAGCTAAAGGTCGGCGGCGCATGGTGGCACCTTCCGCTGTGCCCGTCCCTCGCTACATAACACGCACACGTCGCGCACACCGGCGTCGGCGCGTTGACTCGCTGCTTTTTCGGCATGACAGGTTCTCGCAAAAACATCCCGCCGCCGGCGGGCCGGCCGACGGCGGGTGTGATCCGGCGACCCTGGGTGATGCCGCCGGACGAAAGTCACTGCTGGTTACTGCGGTGGCGGCCGGATGATCGGTTCGCCGACCTCCAGACTTGCATCGCCGCGCAACACCTTCTCAACGGTCTTTTCTGCCACGGGCCGCAGGGCAGACCACAAACCCAGTCCGGCACCACCCGTGCCGAGCGCCAGGGCCGTGCCAACAGCCAGCTTGCCGAGCGTCCCGAGTCCGCCTCGTGCCGCCGTCTGCTGGTAGTGGTAGTGCGTGTTGTCGCCGATCTGAATCGTGCGGGACGTGCCGCCGCCGGAATCGCAGCCGATCGGCAGGCCCCGACTGCGGCGGTCCTGATCGCGCTGCGTCGCCAGAACCGAGGCGGCATCGTCCAGCATCAGGGCGTCGTGGGCGAGATTCAATTCAGACCGCGCCCGCTCCGCCCGCTCCCGTCGCGGGTTTTCCCCCGCTGGTGTAATCGGGGGTGAGGGCGGCCAGTTGCCCGCAGATTTCCCGGTAATCCGATTCAAGAGATTCACGGTATCTCGTCCCCTGCAGGTGTTCTGTTCGGTCGAGCAACACCGAATACCGCAATCGTCGGGCCTTGAGGTCCGCGATTGCGGATTCGATCTGGAGCGATTCGAGAGGCGTCATCGGTTACTTGCCGCCTGCCGTGGGCACCGGCCCGTAGTCGATGATCCGCGACCGGCCCGAACCGGATTCCTCGACGTGACGCACGCCGGTCGATTCGGCGAAGCTCACCCGATCCTTGCCGACAAGATAGCCGTAGCGGAGATTTTCCGCGTAGTGATCCGCGCCTTGGCGGCGACGTTCGGCATCGCCGTGTGCGCCCATCTTCAACAGGTCATAGTCTTCCGACGTCAGAGCCATAAATCACTTGCTCCTGAAAAGGGTTCTTGTGTGCCGCACCGGCGGCTATGGAATCCGCACGCGCGGCTTCACTTGGGTTGCTGGATGAGCTTCGTGATCGGCACGTCCACCGTCGTCCCGCTGCGCAGGTTCGGCAGCGATTTTGTCGAGGCCGTGCCGTCCGGTGATCGCACATTCAGATTCACGCTAATGACGCCAGCCTCGCCGGGCTTGCCGTCGCGACCGCGTAGTCTGTGTTCGTTGTCCGCCAGCCATTTCGCCACGGCGGCGGAAATCTGCTGATCCGTCGGCGGCGGTGGCAAAGCGGGAGCCGGGGCGTCCGGGAGCGGTGTCGGCTTCGCCAGTTGCTCCTTGAGGAACTTCACGTCCGCTTCGAGCTGTTCGACGCGCTTCGTCAGTTCAACGATGTACTTCGACGCATCGCTGTCGGGGAACGTCCCGTCGCGCGGCAGCTTGTCCGGCAGCACGATCGGCACGTTTGCCGACGGGTTCCAGCCGTTCGTGTCCTTCTGCGGATTCGGCCGCACGTCGCAGTAGGTGCCCTGCTCGCTGATGCGACGTGTCTTGTCCTTCGCCGGTCCCGGCAGATTGTCGTCGAGAAACTTCTTGATGGACGGATGCGGGCAGGCGTAAGCCCAGCCGACATCCGCTCCGCCGTTGAATCCGTCCGTCGTGATGGCGGCCAGTCGATGCTCCTGGACGATGCCTCCGCCGCTGTCCCCGTTCCAGAATGTGCCGGACTTGACGCCGAACACCCAGCGCGGCATGCCGCGGTCGTTTGTTCCGGTCATCGTGTACTGCAACCGCTTCACGTTTGGGCCGGAGCTGGCCGGAAAGCCGATCCCGGTCCACTCGCCCGCCTGACGCGGCTTCTCGTGCAGCGGCGTCACGGCCAATGCGTACTCGATCGGGAACCGGATCAAACTGAGGTCCACCGTTTCGTCCTCGGCGATGAAAATGCCGTTGCAGATTCTTCCGTCCACAAAACACAGACCCACCTTGTCACCCACCTGCCCGCAGCAGTGTGCGGCGGACAAGGCGAATGCCGCCTTGTCGTCCACCGCGATGGTGACGCCGGAACATCCGCCCCACGCGCCGATCCGCACGCTGGCCAACACTTCCGGCGGCGACACCTCGGCCGCCATAACCCCGCCAATCAGCCCGGCGACGACAAAGCCGGAGATCCCGACGCCCGCGGCACGTCCCATCCGCCATGCGTGAATCTTCATCCGCCGGCCTCCTTCTTGCGAACCTTTTTGAGACTTGCATCAACGACCCGCACCAGCCAATCCGTCAACGTCAGCCCGCACTCCGCCGCGCGGCGTTGGCACTCCGCCTTGAATTCGGGGTCTACCCGGATGTGCAGAGCGACGGTCGGTTTGGGGGTCGGCTTGTCTGGCATCGTGTGGCTACAAACATCTCGCGATGTTGCGCGACGGTTCGGAACCGGCCTTACGGCCGCCGTTCGCGCAGCCGCCTGGCCCACAGTTCCGCGTCCTGTTCGACGTGCGGGTTGCAGGCGTCCCAGCGTCCGAGATGGCCCACGACCAGGTGGCAGTTCATGCCCAGCTTGCCGCCGGTTTCGCAGAGGGTGATCAGATTGTTTTCGTCCAGTTCGCGAGACGGGTCCTGGCTGAAGGGGATGATGTGATGCACATTCAAATCGCGCCGCCGCCGCTGGCCGCACGCGGCACAGACCGGGTGCCGGTCCAGAAACCGGTTGCGGACGCCGGGCCACTTTCCCGAGCGCCCCTGCGTGATCCGCTGGATCGCGTCCCGAATCGGCCTCGGAATCAATCGCATCCCGCGTCCTCCTCCTCGTCCTCACGGTCGATCTGAATTCTGTTGCGAATCATGTACGACGCACGTCCGTCGGGCGTGGTGGCAGTGACCGACCATTCACTGTCGGAGTGTGTGGCTGGTTCAGCGGGGGAACCGGCACGGGCGGGTGAAGGAATTCCCACCCGTCGCAGTACCGCTCGAATGAGCCACAGCAGGAGTTTTCGGAGCGGCCACGTGAGAATCGCCGTGGTGCGCGTCATGGCTTGGTCGGCTCCCCGTGACAGTCCCGACGGCCGAACAGCAGCTTGGCGAAATCCACGGCCCCAGCGCCGCCCAGCACACCAATCAATGTCCCCAGGTCCTTCTCGGCGTTCCACCCGTTGGCGTAGTTAAACGCCAGAAATGCGACCAGGATCGTGCCGGTGACGGCGTACCTGGCGATCGGCCAGAAGGGCGAATCATTGGCGGGCCAGGGCATGATCTTCCTTGTCGTTGCTCGCGAGCCTCAGTAATGAACAGATTCCGGATCACCCGTCCGGCGTCTCTTGAAGATTTCCGATCCGCTGGCCGTCTCAAAGGCGTGCTCCATCACCAGCCGGTGTCGCTGCAACTCCAGTTTGAGTTCCTGAAACGATGCGGCCAGATTGTTGACGGCGTTGTGCCCGCTCTCCGCGAGTTCTTTGGACGACGCCCGTGCGGCTTGCATTTCCTCGCGGTGATCCGCCGTCAGTCTGTCGATTACGGCCCGCGTGTCCGTCGACCCGTCGCGCAGATGCCGGATGAAATAGACGACCAGCCCTACCAACACGGCCAGGGCGGGCACCTGTTTGGCGACTTCCACCCAAAGATTCGTGTCGGTCATGGTGATGGTCGGCCCTCAATCCTGTATTTCCAGCCGCATCAGGTGTCGAAGCTGCTCCTGAAGGCACGGCACGCACACGCCGAACGTCGTCCGCCGCTGGTCGCACTTCTCGCCGTGGCAACGGATACAGACGATGTCGAACGGGCCGGTGCTCCGCGACTCGCGCTCCAGCTTGTGCTTGATTGACTGGTATTCGTTCGCCGAGCTCATCGCGGCCCCTCCGGCGTGGGCTGTCCGTCTTGCGGCCGGCCTGCGGATCGCCTACAGTCCGCACGCCAGGCTGCCCATTCATCTTTGCGAGAGTTGTTGCGCATGCGTCTGGCCGCGTCGTTTTACCGCGAATCCTTTGAGTGTCAGGCTGACAGTGCGGCCGACGACGTGCGCGACATCTGCCGTCTCTCCGGCGGTCGCTCCCGCGCCGAATCCGGCGCGTCAACCGCGACCGGCTTCGCCGATGATTTTGGCGGTGATTTCGACCCGGACGATGCCGACGATTTGCTGCGGCCTTCGCTCGCGAGCACGGTTGATCGGCGAGGCGTGGCCGTCGATCGGTCGCGGTTCGGGCAGGGGGACGATCCGTTTTGGGAAGTGCTCAGCGACCGCTACTGTCGAGGCGATCGCCGCCGCCGGAAAATGCTCGCCGCGTTTGTGCTCCACGAACTGGCCGGCTGGACGGTCGAGCTGCTCGGCGAAACCTTCGCCGTGAACAAGGGCAACGTGTCGCGCTGGCTGCACCAGGTCCGCGGCGACCTGCGACGACTTTACGGCGCCGGAGAACACGCCTGCCCAAACGCGAGCCCTGCGGCTGGCGTGGTGCGCCGCGCCAAGGCCAAACGAGTCGCCCCCCACCAGCGACAGCTATTCGGCTAGGGCACCGCTTACGCGATCCTCCAAAAGCGTATTCGGCCGTCCGGTGTCTTGCTGCCGCGGACTTTGTAGCCGTGTTTTTTCGCGAACAGATAGACCGTGGAACTCTCCCGAATCGAAACGGCGAACGATTCATCGCTGCCCGGCGTCATCTCGGCCAGGGGATACTGCGGCTGCGGCTGGCCGATCAGCGGCGGCCGGGGAACGTGTTCGATCTCAATCATCGTCTGACTCCCGATTCAAAACGGGCGCGGTGGCTAACGGCGATGTGCCGTGTCATGGACGCACCGGGATGCCTCAAAACAGTTTTCTCTGGCCTTCCAGTGGCACGATTGACGGTCCGGGTGGCTTGGGTGCGCGGCGTGTGAGGCACCGCGGTTTGGTCGCGATCCGAGCTTCGGCCAAGGCGGCATAGTCCGGGTTGAGTTCGCAGCCGATGGAGTCGCGACCGAGCCAGCTCGCGACTTGCAGCGTGGTGCCGCTGCCCATGTACGGGTCGAGGACCGTGGCGGGAACCGGCTCGCCGGCGCGGCAATCGCACGTCGGCCAATAGTCTTGGACGATCGTGCGGACAATGTGCCGCTGCGGATCGAGGTTCGGGGATGTCGATCGACGTTGGCCGAGCACTTCATCTCCGCCGGATAGCTTCCAGATTTTGTGCTCCTTGCCCGGCCGAGTCGGCACGCGCTCGCGGTGAATGACCGGGGCGTACTGCGCGCCACACGCGGGACAGCAACCGGCCTGCGAGGTCGCGGCGCGGATGATGCGGTATGGGAGTTCGCTGGGGAACGTCGCGAAGTGCCGTTCCTTGAATGGTTCGCTGGAGAGTGTCCAGACCGATCGCGGGTTGCGAACCTCGGTAATCGCCCTAAATGCTTCGCGACCTGGTGCGCGACACTTGCCATTGAATTCGCCACGCTGCCGACTGCCGGCCTTGTGTTGCGCAAAGATCGCCTGTTCCTGAACGGCGTCGCCATCGCAGAAGTACGGGGTTTGCTTCGCGAACTGGAAGATGTACTCGTGGGCGGTCGTGC